CTCGGAACGACTATAATTGTCCCAGCAGGAAGAGATTCAACAGGTACATTTATGAACAATGCGTCTTCCACAAAATATATTGAGACCCAGGTGTGGCTGGCTTATCTTGCTTACTACGGCCCTCGGGCTTTGGAGTATGCTAAGAAGAAGACCGTCACAATGGGTCCGTCGTATACAATGTGGGCTGAGGAATCCTTCTCAGATACGCCAACCCCTGGCTTTAAAAAGCTAGCGGCTGCAGGCAACGTAATCGTAACTGATTGTTACAAAACGTCACATGTCATTCGTCATGACCGTATCTCTGCGGCACTGGAGGTGGAACCACCGACAGTACCGAGGTTTGAGAAGTCCGTCAGTTTGACGGGGGGTTATCTCAGGGTTGAACAGGCATTCTTGTATTCTATGTTCGAGGCAGAGATGCCTGAACGAGTAGCAAGTGATTTCTGGTCAATCACAGAACCAACCCTTGACGTAGACATGAGCACTGTCTCTGATGCCTATGGCAATATGCAAGCCTACGACTTCCAGAACCTAGTGGATCTCGGTGAATTCCGAGAGACAATGGGAACTTTTAGTCAAGGTGCCCGCCGTATCGCGACGATTTATAGTCAGTTGCGGCGTGGTAACTTCAAGCAGTACGCAAAACGTACTGCAAAGAAGTTTGCCAATAAAGACTTTGAAGACAAGGCTCAAGCCATCTCAGATGCATGGCTTGAGGCTCGTTTTGCATGGCGCCCTATTGTAATGACGGTGGCTGACGGTGTTCGGCGCGTCCTCGAGACGCGCACCCGTACACCCCGTCGAACCTTTAGGGCTCAGCATAAACAAGCCACGACGTCCGACTTTAAACGCACCTATTTCCGAAATGGTATACGGTACGATTACAGCGGAACACGAACTGAGTCATGTGTTAACCGTGCGGGTATACTCGCTGCGGTTAATACGAACATGGGTCACTCCGAACTTCAGGCTGAGCTGGGTCTTTACGACTTCGCAGGCACAATGTGGGAGATGGTTCCATACTCATTCGTGGTAGATTGGTTCGTTAATATTAACGGCTTACTCTACAGCATCTGTCCTTCACCGGTTTTCAAGCCTCTAGGATCTTGGCTGACGACTACGTCTACAGTCGAGATCTCGGGAACCGTGAAATGCACCGTTGGTGGCAGGTCAAGTACTGGAACTTTTTCAGTATACCGCCAAACAAAACAACGGTTAGCAAATCCCGATGTCCCATCTATTGCTTGGAATCCTAACTTAGACTTTGGAAAACTCCTCGACGCAGTTTCATTACTGAAACGCTTCGTTATCTTT